TTCTACAGCAAGACCACGAAGTTCTTCTGCGATTGCTTTAACAAAAGTATAGGAGTTGACAATAGTACCTTTGAATCGACTGGAAGAGCAGATATTCAAATAGTCAACAAAAATAATATCTGGTGCAAAACCCTTCTTCAAAGATAGTTCATTGAGAAGACTCTTAAAATGTCCCACATGAGCACTAGCAGTAGGATACTCTTTGATTATAAGTCTTCCTTGAGTTTTTTTCAACAACTTACTAACCTTAGTATCATACATCGGTTTAGGAAGATCAACCAAAGTTTTGATATCCATATTAAAAAGATTTGCATCAATGCGTTCTGCAATTCTTTCTTCCGCCATCTCTAATGTAATATACAAAACATTCTGTCCCTGCAGCAAACATGATGCAGCTTGATGACACATAAAGAGTGACTTACCAACACCAGTTCCAGCAAGAGCAATGTTCAATGTTTTACGTGGAAGACCACCTTTAGTAATCCTATTAAACATATCAAGATCAAACTCAATCCTATCCTCTGTACGATGATAGAACTCATATCGAGCAGTTGCATCATCAAAGTAATCATGTCCTACATGATCATCAAAAGATACACTTAGAGCTTCAGAAAGAATACTGGGAATTGCATCACGACTTTTAGTTTTATCTTTACCATCAGAAATCTTAATAGATTCCATTAGAGCAAGATAAACAGCACGTTCCTTACACCATTTTTCTGTGGTATCTAACAACCAATTTGCATCAGTCTTTTCTTCGTGAAGATCTCTAATGCAAGTAATACACTCTTTGAATACTTCTTCAGAAAGATCATTACGATTTTGAATTTGAATCTCTAGAACAGACTGAGTAGGAAGATCATCATACTTCACAACGAAGTCGTTAATTTCTGTAAAAATAGTTTTCTCAGCAAAAACATCAAAATAACTATCCTTAATGAAAGGAATTACTTTCCGCATATATTCTCCATTGAAAATAAGATTGGAAAGAATTTTATGTTCAAATTTCATACGTAATGCAAATAAGTGCTGAGGAGATACTTCTTACTACTAATTGGTTTGTTACCACGGTGAGGGAACATCCACAGAGGAGGGAAGATTACCATTCTACCCTTCTGAGGAGTGATTGTCAATTCGTCAAATACAGTTTCACCGCCAGTCTCTACATCATTAAGATACCAGAAAAAGGATAAAAATCTTCTGGAAGACTCATAGTCGGTTACATCTACGTGGGTATCAAACCGATCATTATTATCAACTTTATAAGCTTTTATTCTAAACTGTTCAAAAGCATGTTTTTCTGGAAAACAATTACGGTGAACATACTTATAGTATTTGTCCCTGTAATGTTGTACAGAACGAATTAACTTATTATGAATACCAGTTATGTTTTTATCCTGTTTGGATATATTTTGAGTCAGATTATATTGAGTAAATTTTGGCATACCATTATTATCAATAGATTCTTTTTCAGGAACTGACTCAAATAACTTAATTAAAGAATCACAGTCATTCTTAGAAAGTACATTGTCATGTACCTGAATGAGATCATTCAAACGAACCATAACTGTATTCCTTCTTTGCACATTCATCTAAAGATTGCATAATCTCTGGAGTGAAATATTTTTCTGGATCTGCTAGAATAGTTTTAGCATAAGTTTTTACACCATTAATTTCATAACGACCACCAGACTTACTAAAGATCCCATACTTTTCACCAAGTTCTAGAAGTCCATAATACTTATCAAGACCACGATGATCATAGAACAATCGAGTTTCGACAAGAGAATTTTCTTTGGTAAATCGAGACTTATATGTTTTACACTTCACGATATTACCAACAATTTCTGTCCCATCCTTTTCCTTGGATTTAGACAAGAAGATGATTGTAGAAGCGGCGTACTTGAGTCCAGAACCCCCTCCCATCTCCTTCATAGGGATGTAGGACCCCACCACGTCATACGTGTGGTTGGTGACCACCAGGGGGATGCCTGCGGTCCCTAGCTTAAGGGAGAGGATCCTGAAGATAGACTTGACCACCTGAGCACGAGTCATGTCACGGGTCTCTTTACCGTCCGTAGCGTCCTGTACTTCTTTACTGGTAGAAAGCATACCAAGACTATCCAACACAAACATCAGTGGTGGACGATCTTCCTTTTTCACTTTCATGTATTCATCAACAACCTTAATAGATTGTGTACGAAACTCTTGTACTGTAGTAACAGGAACAAGACCAATACGAGAGGTATCAATGTTCCTCTCTTTCATCATATTCTTAGTGATAGCAGATTCGGACTCAAAGTAAATTACTTCACCAGTCGGATTCTGTTCCAGAAAATATCGCACCATTGAAAGTGCAAAGAATGTTTTACCTGTACTTGATTCTCCAGCAAGAGCAGTGATCTTATTTGCAGGAAGTCCACCATAGATACTACCACTTAGTAGGGCGTTGAAGATGTAGCTACCAGTGTCAATAAAAATATCGCAATCACCACTAGCAACACCGTCCTCAACAACAGAAGCAAATTCATTTTCCAGGTCGGGAATTACAGATTTAATAAAACTCATAGATACTCCGTTTTTAAAATTATACCATCAAGAGAAGAAAGATTCAAGTGTCCCTCGTTTCTCTACTTGCCATCCAATAGGTTCAACAACCTTCTTGAGTGGTTCTACAAAACTCTTCTCAAATTGCATATCATAATCGACATACTTATCTAGTTTTAATTCTTTAGGAAGAGTTTGAAAGTATGCAATAACATCCTCACCGATGGGATTAGGTTTTTTCAAATAAACAAATTTAATTTTTTCACCTTCCTGAATCATAGGATACTTACTCTGCAGTTTGTTCTTTTTGATATAGTGATTATACAAGATAGCACCACGAACTTGAATTGGTGTTCCTTTCCTGTATAGATCTGCAGAACTTTTATACTTATCAATTCCGTTACAACCGCGAGGGAAAGAGATATTTTCAACCTCTTGTTCCTTGGTTTCTTTCCTCACAGATTCAATAAAGTTGATCAACTCATCATTAGTATTATTGATGATGATTGTAAAAGCTTTCTTGAGTTTATCTCTGAAGAAAGATGGAGTAGAAGACCGTGCAGTTTCCAATCCCATGATCTTTAGTTTTGGTGATTCATATCGAACGCCTTCACTGTCCCATACATTAAGAATATATCGTTTCTTAGCAGTCCAGATTCCACGGTCAGCAATATTCTCCCGTTTCATCTGCATCTTCTGATCATATGCGTTTACTTTCTCGGCCAACGCTTGATAAGAACTATCAATATACTTTTCAAGTTCCACCTTACAGATCTTGTCAAGGAAATTAACAATCTTCTCACTAGAAGTCTTTCTCCCCTTGTATACAGCTTCAACCACAGGACCCATATTAAGATAGATAGAGTCAGTATCAGAAGCAATGACATAATCCTCTCCTTCTGTTTTTAAAAGTCTATTTAGATATCCATTCATCTTGTTCTCAATCCAACGGATCGAAACTTGACCAGACAAAGTGATTGCTTCTGCATTTGCAATTCGGAAATAGCGAAAATATTCATTACCAATTGCACCATAAGCAGAGTTCAAAGAAATTTTCTTTGCCATCTGAATATTGTTGCAACGAGCAATCTCCTTTGTCAAATCAGATGTAGGAGTTTTCTCATATTGTTGTTTTGCTTCAAGCATTTTCTTCTTGAAGATCACACGATCGTTATACATCTTCTCCATCAGTTTCGGTAAGAATCCCTGGAAGTCTTTACGATACTGAGCACCATTTGCACAAAGAGCATACTTCTCATCGTACATTACTGGTTGTGAAAGAATCTTATCTACAGTGATACTCGGGTGTTTTTCCTCAACCAAAGTTTCTGGCGATATGTTGTATTGCATAATGAGGTGAGGGTAGAGCGAGTTGAGGTCAAAAGAGACAACCCAATCGTAACTCCCTGGAATAGGTTCTTTAACATACGCACCAGCATATGCTGCATCTTTTCGGTGAATAATTTTTGGCGGAACAACAATATTATCTTTCTTGAGATAGTTGAAAATAATATTATCCCACGTTTTAACTTGTGAATAAACATCTTCATAGTTTTGTTTTGCATCATAAGCCATGGTCAAACACAACTCAATCAGTTTCATTTTGTCTTCCATACGGTCAACAAGTTCCACGTCAATG